TGCCCAATGTGCCGCTGCCAATCACGCCGTCATCCACAGCCCCTACAGCCCGCTGAAGAAACTTTGCGGCGCGGCTGACCCCTGCATTGACCGCAAAGTCAAAAACAACGTAATCGACCGCTAAAGGCAAATCGTCGCCCTTTACCTTGTCCCAATACATGGCGCGGTAAAACGGCTTGACGGTTTCCTTTGTCAGCGCCTTCATCTCGCCTGGCTTGATCTCACGCCCAAGGTAAGCGCCCCATGCGCCAATGGTTACACCAAGGTTTGTTTCGCCGCCACGGTCATCAGGGTCGTTGACATAGCCGCCTTCAGCCTTGATAACGCGCTCAAACGATGCATCAAAGTTTTCTTTCATGGTTTTGGCTCCGTATCAGTTTCGCCGTGAGATAGTTTTACGCCCGCCAGCAAGCCAATGAAGCCACCGACGATGGTTTGGAATGCGGGAGAAATAAGTTTGAAAATTTCTGCGTTATCAACTAAGGGATCAAACAGGCCAGCCATCAACACGCCAACCATTCCAATCACTACAACGCAAAGGGTAAAGCTGACCATAAGGGTCACAACAAACGTCAGCTTGGCTTTCATTTAGCTGGCTCCGATTTAGCCAGCAATTCGGTCTTAGCTTGGCTACTAGCAGATGATCCAAAGTAGAAAGCCATTACGCCTGTCCATGCGGTTGCCAAACTTCCAAGCATCAGCATCAGTGCGTCCGATGTCTTGAAATGCTCTGTCATCAAGCCCAGCAAAATCCCAAAAAATCCGATGGTCACAAACACTGCAAGAAGTGCAGGAATCCATGATTTGGTGGCGATCTGCATATCGCGGGCAGACTGCTTATCCTCGGCAATCAGCTTGGCAAAATCCAAATTCATGGATTGCGCCTGCTTCTTCAATTCCAATTCAGCAAGCTGGATGGATGCCACTTGTTCAGCAGTTAGCTTGCCGCTGCTGATAACGTCCTGCACCTCATCAGGGCTGCATCCAATGGCTTTGGCAATAGCAGACACAGCCATGCCTGCCAATGGGCCACCAAGGGCTGTGGCAACCGTTGGGGCAATCGTTTTTAACCAATCCATGATGCGTTCCTTTCAAGAAATAAAACTGTGAAAAAGTAGCTAAGACCTATTGCAACAAGAAAAATCACAATCCAAAACACCATGCTTGCAGTTTCCATGATTTGCTGGCGTTTTTTGGCTTTGGCAAGGGCTTCTTCCATTTCGGCTTTTTTGCGCTTTTGAATGATGTTGTTGCGTTCCAATAAAACGCCTTCCCATACATCGGCATTGCCTGACCATATCAGCGTGTTCTTGAGTTCGGTCTCGGCTTCTGCAAGCTGCTTGGCCTGCATCACCGTCTCTAGCGCTTGGGCCGTGTCGCTCTTAAACTTCTTGGGGTTGTTCGCCGCTTGCTGAACAACGTCTTTGGCTTCAAAAAACTTGCTTAGATCGCTTGCAATGCTTTGGACATCCTTGCCCAACTTAATGGCGGCTTGGATGCCTTTAACGGCTGCTTGAGCCGCTGCAAAAGCCGTGAAAGGATCAATCATTTTTTATTGACCACTACCCACCGGCAAATGCGCCCGTCTTTGTCTACAAATTCGTTTGCGCTTGGCTTGTCATTTTTTTTGGGCAAGCGGCAGACCAACACCGTTTTTGTTTCGGTATTGGGCCACGGGTTATCAGCAGAAGCAATTTGGTCAGTCACTTGTCAACTTTTGCGTCTAGCCGGTCAAACAGGCGCTCTAGGGTTGCGTCGATTTTGTCAAACCGGCTTTCAATGTCTTTTTTGCTAACGTAGTTTTTAGGCAAGTCAATCTCAATGGCCTTGATGTCATCTTTCAAGGTTTTCACCGAGTCCCATATTTCTTTACACCACCAGCCAATAGCAACAAGAAGTATGCCAGCGACAAAGTTAAACATTGCTTGGTATTCCATCATGCCACCTCAGTCCAAGATAGTGTGGCTTCATCCCATGAGTACATCTTGCCATCTGTGGGCATTGCAACAGGCGCTGTCCACTGGCACGTTGCCTCTATTAGCGTCCAGCTTGGAAATGGCTGCGGAGGGATAAATGCATTGCGGCTCTCATCGTAGGTGAACCCAATGCCAGCGTAGTTTTTGCGGATGCGCCCGTTGTAGCTAGTTTGCTTCCAATCGCCACCAAACAGGCGTTCACAAAAAGCAGCACCGATGTACTCTTTCTCTGTGCCATCAGCAGATGAAGTGTCCTCATTGCCAATCACAATCACTTGCGTGACGATGCCATTTTCAATCTTTGCAAAGTGTGCCATTACATCTCCAATTCTTCCAAAATCTTAACTGTCCAAATGGTGGGGATAGAGTCCTCGAAAGCCTTAATCTTTTCCATTGTCGCGTCTATTTCTTCCCATGTTGGGCATGGTCGGTCATCATCCCAGCGCGTGATGGTGCGGTTGCTGATTTCCCATTTGGCATTAGGACGCAGCAACTGCATTGCCGTATCTATTCCATAAAGTTGGTACACTTTTTTCATATCAATTCAACTTGATAATGACAATGCCGGAACCACCAGAGGCTCCACTATTAGACTGAAAACTGGCGCCACCACCACCGCCTCCAGTGTTGGCTGTTCCTGCTGTCCCATTGCCTGTGCCACCTCCACCTGCACCGCCAGCGCCTGACGTTCCTCCAGTAGTGTATATGCCACCGCCACCGCCGCCAGCATAGGTCACGCTAGACCCAGAAAGAGTGGATGCTGTCCCAGCACCACCAGCACCAGAGGCAGTTGCTCCACCATTGCTTCCAACAGCACCAGCGCCACCACCACCACCTGATGGAAATGGAGATGCTTGCGCTCCATTTGTTCCACCATTGTTTCCTTGAGATGGGCTTGTTGACGGAGTATTTCCTGCTCCACCAGCACGGGAAGCATCACCAGATGCTCCGCCACCGCCACCAGATGCGCCGCTAACTCCCACTCTGTCATTGCCTCCGCCGCCACCGCCACCCGCAGATGTGATAGTGCTAAATACAGAATTGTTTCCTGATACGCCGTCTACAGTACCAGCATTTGTTGTGAACACAACGCCAGAACCGCCAGCCCCAATAGTTATCGTATATGCTGTCCCAGCCGTAACAGAAAAAGAAGTACCAATTCTAAAACCTCCAGCACCACCACCGCCACCACATCCACCACCACCACCCGCTACCACCAAATAGTCAACGGTAGAGATGCCTGCTGGTGCTGTCCATGTTGCAGTAGACAAAAATTCAATGACTGTGCCTTTTGGAACGGTGTAGGACAAGATGACAATGCCGGAGCCTCCAGCGCCGCCATTATTATTGTAAGCAGCGCCACCACCGCCACCGCCTGTGTTAGCAGTTCCTGCTGTTCCGTTTGTAGATGCAGAGCCTGCGCCGCCGCCGCCCGAACCGCCAGCGCCAGCTGTTCCACCGGAATAAGTTCCACCACCACCACCACCAGCATAAGTAACAGATGAACCGCTAATACTAGATGCAGTTCCCGCACCTCCGGCTCCACCTGTTGTAGATGTTGAATTTCCACCAACAGCACCAGCACCGCCGCCACCAGCACCAGGATAATTTGGCGCACCACCATTTCCTAAACCACCATTGTTACCTTGTGATGGACTTGTTGATGGTGTATTTCCTGCACCACCCGTTCCCCCAGGGCCATTTGCGCCGCCGCCACCTGAGCCGCCAGCGCCGCCAGGATTGTCACCGCCATCTGATTTAGCGCCATAACCGCCACCAGTTGATGTAATGGTGCTAAATACTGAATCAGTACCTTTAACTCCATTATTAGTTCCTCCAACACCACCAGCACCGCCTGAACCAACAGTGACGGTATAAGTAGTTCCAGCCGTTACAGATAAAGCAGTTCCAGTACGAAACCCGCCAGCATCGCCACCAGCCGCATGACCGCCACCACCACCACCACCGCCTGCTACAACAAGGTAGTCCACAGCAGTAACACCAGCAGGGGCTTTCCATGAGCCGGACGCAAGAAACTGTTCAATGACTAAGTAGCCTCCCGCGCTGCGGGTGATGAAGAAATTCTTGGATGCAAACATTATGCAAACGCCTGTGCTGCATTGCCGTACCAAACAGAACCATTAGCCACAAAGCTGATGATGTCCACCGCTGATGCGGTTGCCGTGATGGTCGGTGCAGTACCGCCAGGCCACTTCACGCCGGTGAATGTTGCTGTGGTCATGCCTGTTGCGGCCTGAGTCAGAATCAAGATGAATGACTTGCCAGAAGTTGCCGTAGGCATGGTAAATGTGCAAGGCGTGGATGCTGTGAGGGTTGCAGTCAGCACCGTGCCGTTTGTCAGCGCCAATGTGCTGGATGCGCCTACAGTTCCAACCGCTTGCAGGGTTTCCACATAGTTGGTCACCGTGGGATTGGTCAGCGTCTTGTTGGTGAACGCTTCAGAACCCGCCAAAGTTGCCAATGTGCCCGTGGTTGGGAATGTGACGTTGGTTGCCGCTGTAGCGGTCAAAGTCAGCGAATACGCGCCCGATGTGGCAAGGGTTGCGCCGTCCGCAATGGTCAGCGTTGCGGACGTTGCAGGCGCTGTGAATGCGACCTTGTTGATGCTGGTTGCCGTAGCCACGCCCAGCACAGGGGTAATCAATGTCGGCGTGTTGTCCAACACCATCTTTCCTGTACCGGTCACCGATGCCGACAAGGTAACGCCGCCGTAATTGAGGGTTGTGCCAACAAATAACGCTTTGGCAATACCTACCCCGCCAGCCGTAATTATTGAACCTGTGCTGGCGCTTGTAGAGTCTGTGGCAAGGCTTGAGTTGATGCCTTGTGCAAACGGGATTCGCACGGTGGTCGCCGTTTGTCCGTCCTTTGTAATCGCTGTGGACAGGCCGGTTGCTAGGTCTGCGGTCAGCGCATTGAATGCGGAACTGCTGATGACCGTGCCGGTCACTACGGGCTGGCCCGAGGTGTTGATTTGGAATGTGCCGGAGCCGTTGTAACTCATGGTTTCACCTTTGTTGCTGTGCTAGTGCTTCTTGATTTAGGCGCAGCCATTCATCAAGTCCGCTTTGTTGGTTGCCCGCTTGCCCTGCTAACAGAGCCGCCATCTTAGCTTGCTGTGGAGTAATTTGAATGCCAGGAATTGCTGGAATATTTTTTATTGGGTTGTAAGGCGATTGCGCCGCTGCCGTCAATGCGGTTTGTGCTTGTGCTGGAAGTGCGTTGTAAGCAGCACCACCAATGTTTTTTGCTGTTTGAACTGGGCTTGATAGCGCACCAGCCAATTGCCCGTATTTGTAGGCAGTTTCGCCAACAACCCGAGGGCTAGATGACAAAATATCAGCAGCAGCCAAAGCTGGGCCACCAGCGCCATACGCCAAATAAGCTGTGGGAACATTGGATGCACCCTGCAAGCCGCGAGGTGTCAAACTGTTCATGGCTTGGCCTGCCAATGCTGGCATCAAGTCTATGCCGCCCGCTTTTGACAATTCTTGCGCCAAACTGACCCGTTGCCCATAGTTGGTGTTGACGTTGTTTCGCATCAACGATTGCAGCTTACGCATTGCGGTATCGGCAGATGCTTTGTCGCCCAATGACAATGTGCGCTCAATTTCGTTGATTAGATCAGACGATTCACTGTAGCCCTTCATCACTTGGGCATAGGTTGGCGCTTGCTTACCAATCTCAGATTTCACCGAGTCGTAAACTTGCTTACCAGCAGCGTAGGCGGTTTTTTCTTCTTTGCCTAGTTTGCCAAAAGATTCATAAAGTGTTTGCTTTAGGGCATCCATGCCTTCCGGCGTGTGGTAATCAGCAGGATTAGAATTTTTCCAATCAGCCACTTTTTTCCTCATGTCCTCCAGCACATTGACAGCGGTTTGGTCTTTGACCTTGCCTTTGTAGTACGCCATGCTTTCAGCATTTTTTAGCGCATTGTCAATGCCGGTGAAATCAAGAACAGTCTTGTCGTTTTTGATGTTGACCATGCCCGACCGATATTCCTTCATCTTGTCGGCGTTCATCTGAGCCAAGTTTGATTTGGCATCGTCCAAGACTTGCAGAGACGGCACTTTGTCCCGCATATTTTCCAAAAAGGTTTGATTGCCTACTTTGCCTGCTTTGATGGCTTGCTCAATGGGCTCCATGCCAACACCTGACTTTGCAGCCAAGTAGCCTTTGCCAATTGTTTCAGCGCCTTTGCCAACAGCTTTGGTGGCGGCAATCGCTTGGGTGACCGGATTAAGAACATTTGATGCCGCAGACAACACATTGCCAGCCTGCGCTGTTTTTGCACCAATATTGGCGGCTTTCAAGCCTGCGCCAGCACCACCAGCAAGCATTGAGACATCGCTCAAAATGCGGAATGGGTCTTCTTCTACAGTTTGCTTAAAACCTTGAGTTGAACTGTAAGGTTTTACCAATTCTTGACCAACTACATTGGCGACTGCTTGCGATCGTTGCAGGTCTTCCGGCCTGCCAAATGGGTTGTATGGCGCAACAGCAGTCAGACCGCGCTGCACAGGCTCCGGCATGGCGTTATAAAAACCACCACGGGCAACATCAACCATGCTTTGTGCGGTTTGAACGGGGTTTGAAATGGCTTCCACCAACCCGCCAATTGTATTTTTGTACAAGCTGCCAGGCGCATTAGCCAGCATCTTCATAGTGCTGAATGGAATTGGCTCAACAGACGCAACATCCCATTGCGGCGGCGCGGCGGGCGCTACGGATAAAACTTCCCATTGGTCTGCCATTAGTTCACCTTTTCGGGTTTACCGTTTTTCAAAATCCATTGCTGCCCATTTTTAAAGGTCGTAACGTGACCTTCTTTTAGCGCGGCAACGGGCGGCGCAACAACGGGCGCTGGCGAAAAGTTAGATGGTGCAGTTTGAAAATTCTCCACATTGAAATTTGCTTTTCCAAGGTTTTGAACGGTGGTTTTGCGTTTTGCCTCAATCAATGCCGCACGTTCTTTCATGCGCCTTTCAATCATTGATGGGGTCATGCTTATATCGACTGTCGTTGCTTTCCATGCCTTTTCTTCGCCCTCAGTCAAAGATGCACCAAACAGCGCATTACGGGCAATAGTGTCATTAGCATCATACGATTTCCACCAATCGGCTTGCGCTTCTTTGTCGCCGCCAAATGTGCTTCCTATTGTGTTGGCAATGTCACCCGCAAATTTAACTTTGTACCCAGCATAATTTGGTTTAAATGTTTCTAGTAAACGGTTTTGAACACCTAAAGAATCATCTATTTTGGTAATTCTGTCTATATCTGTTGATCCCAAATCACGCTTTTTAATGGGCGCTGCCGCTTCTCGTTGCGCTTTGTCAGCTTCTTCCCGCGCTTTTGCCATGCGTTGGTCAAATGCTTTGAAGCTTTCGCCAGCTTGTCGGGGCATTGGCGCAGCACCGGCAACTACTGATTGCATGGCGGCAACCAATGGATCGGGCGCAACAGCAACGGCAGGCTGCGGCATTACAACCGGCTGGACAGGGCGCGGTTTAGCCGCTGGTGCAGGCACTCCAGTTATTTCTTCTATTGAATATTCTGCCATTTTGACCTCTTAATCTACAAATTTTGAGCCATTAAATAACAAAACACCTTTGTTGGTTAAATAATATTGTCCTGCTTTGTAATCTGATATTTTTGCTGGCAATGGCAAAGGTGCAGCTTTTGTTCCATTTGCTGCTGGTGCAGGCGCATTGCTTCCGCTTGGATATTGACCTGTTAAAACATTGGGTGCGGCTTGCAATGGTGGCCCAACATTTCCCAATGGAATGTTGCTGTAAGACAATTCTGCTTTTGCTTTTTGCAATTGCAGCAAATAATTTGCCACATCTTCTTGAGTTGGCAAACCAGCGCCTTTGTTCAAAGCAGCGCCAACCAATGCAATAACATTGGGGTCTTTTTGATACTTCATTATGTCTTGCGCTTGCAGCAAATCCCGAACAATTCCACTATATTGCTCAGGATATTCAATTCCTTTAAGTTCAGACTTATTAACATAAATGGTAACATTTTTACCATCTTTTGTTGTTTTGACTTCCATCAAATCAGGGCTTTGATCTTTTACAAAAATCAGATTGTCTTTGCTTTCCGGCTTGTTCAAATCCATTTTGTAAATTTTTCCATCTCGCACAACATCTGAATAAATAGGCGTTTTCTCCTGCGCTGCGCTTGTCAAGGCTTTTCCGTCTACGCCCATTACGGGACGCGCTACTGCCGAACCTTTATTTACAGCCATAACCGATTCACTACCATCTTTATTTTTTATTCTTTCCAATGTAAAGCCAGGATTACCTTTTTCGTATTCAAATTTTATTTGATCAAACACCAATCTTTGATCTTCTGATTCTTTTGCAATGGCTTTGTCGTATGTTACAAGCCGTGGATCATTTGGGTTTGATGCAAATATGGCAGCGCGTTCTGATTGCAATTTGCCCAAAGGACTAAGCGCCGTTGCTTCTGTTTTTGCTGCTGCTGTAGCCAACAAATTGCCAGTTGGCCCACGCAATTCTTGGCCTGGGCTAAGGGCAATTGGACGTTGTGGTGCTGCATCAGCAGTAAACACCGGTTTGAATGTGCGCGGGTCAAGCAATGTTCCACCAGCCGCAACGCTGATTGGCGCTTTTGGCTCTAGTTTTGCCATTGCCTGCGCCATTGCAAATTGACGCATTGATGGGTCTTTTAGGCTTGCAATTAGATCAGGGCTAATGTAGCCAGCCTCACGCGCCGGTTGCGCCGCAATAGCGGGCCTGCCAGGGATTGTTGGCGTAAATTCTGCCGGAATGGTTGTTTCTGCGTAATTTCGTAAAGATTTCCGTTCCGGTGTGTAAGAGCCAGGCACAAAATCTACGGCATCTTGGCCTACGATAGCCTCTTGTCCTGGTGCTTTTAGCGCATTAATGATTTGGGCAAAATCAGTAGCTTGATTTGTACGCGCCTCTTCAGCAAGAGCTTTATATTCTTTGTCGGCTTCTGCTTCTTGATAGCCGCCGTATGCGCCTTGTAGAACCTTTGCCAAGCCTGCATAGGGGCTAATCAGCACACCAGGCATTTGCGGCGTTTCGATAGGCGCTTGCGCTTGCTGTTGCAATGCCTGCGCCATGCGCCGTTGCCGCGCAATGCTTTCTTGTTTTGCGCTGTAAGGATCAATTAAGCTGATGTCTGCCATATTCTTGCCTTTATGGACGCTTCATGTAACCGTACATACCGCCGCTTGCAGCCGTACCCGCCAGGCTGTATAGCCCTGCGGTGTTTGCGTTTTGCGCTGCCACTTGCTGGTTGTAGGCATTTTGTTCAGCTTGGCCTTGCGCTTGAGTAGCTGCAAACACCGGAGCAGCTTGCACGTTTGTGCCTGAATAAGCGCCAAATTGTGGATTCTGAATCTGACTGCCGGACATTAGCGCGGTAATCTCATTTAGCGGCATTTGACGGCTTTGGATGGCCTGTGCCAGCGCCTGTTGCTGTGCGGTATTGCCAAACTGTGCGCCTTGCAAGGCTTGGTTGTAGCCTTGTGCATTTGCGCTTGTGTCCAAGTTAATGCCGGTCAGCGCCGCTTGTGTACGGGCATCGTTCTCTTGCTGGCCCAATAGCTGAATGGCGTTGTCGTAAGCCTCAGTTCCAGGCCGCAACCCTTGGTTAATCAGTTGGGTTTCGGTGCTAACGCGCTGCCTTTGCAATGACGGCTCCAAACGCGACATGATGGCCTCTTGGCCTGTCGTTCCAGCATTGACCGGCATCTTGGCGACATTGCTCAAATCCAGCGAAGTTTGAACAGCAGGCCCGCCAAAATTGAAAGATTTGTCAAGGACATTGCTTGCAAGACCAGCGCCTTTGCTGCTTAGTGATGCAAGCTGATATTGGGTGTTCTGTTGCTCTTCTAGCGTCTTTTGAGCCTGCGGGGTCAGCGTTTGCGTAATGGTTGGTTGGTCGCCGTCATAGGAAATCAGTTGCGTCCCATAGGGCGTGTACATATTGGGATTGGATAGCTTTGAGCCAACCCGTGCGGCCTCGACGTTTGCAGCGCCTTGTGCGGCTGCTGCGCCGGTGTAATCAGGCGTTGCCGGTGGCGTTGGTGCACTTTTTCCCATATCGATTCTCCAAATATTTGCATCGTTCCTTTGGCATGGTGAGGACTACCATATCCCCGTCTGCCATCGCATCCTTAATCCGCGCTTCCTCTTGAAAGCCCATTTTTTCAACGAATTTGATGCTTGTGATGTTTGCGCTGCTGACCGGCACAATGATTTTGCCGACATTGCAAACATTGAACGGGTAGTCAAAAATGGCAAACAGATAGGCCGGAGTCATTCTGCCGGTGACCGCAATATGGCAAGTGATTGACTTGCCATGCCAGTTTTCGTAGATGACACCGGCGACAAACTCGCCGTCTTTCTTCAACCCGATAGACCGGCTGCGCTCTTGGAAATAGCCACCATCGACCTTTTTTGCAGTCCAATGTCCTGCTGAATGGT